CCTGAAATAGCCTTGATCATATTGCCATTGGAGGTATTACGCAGATTAAAAGAATCGCTGTTTATTTGATCTGTACTAACGCTACCTGAAAATGTGGCGTTGCCTACATGATCTAAGGTAAATGCTTTACTTGTGTCATTCCGAGGTACTAAATGAAATTTATCTGTATTATTGTTTTCACCATACATTAAGACTCCCGCACCGTTCCCGCCTCTTAGGCGAATACCCGCACTTCCAGATGCGTTTGTATTTTCAAGCAATAAAACAGCGTTTGAATCTGTAGCAATTTGAGCAACGGATGCTGTATTGTTTACTGTGCTTGTAATAGCACCACTAGAGATTGTTGATGAGAATGTAGCCGCCCCTGTATCACTTATAATCAAAGGAAAAGTGCTGTCAGTGACGTTTCGTAAAACAAAACCTAAGTTTGTTACGCCTGCTTGTCCTGCACCAATTTGATATACTTTATCAGCCGCTGCATTTGTAAATTGAATATGACAACCGCTAGTTGTATTTGTTCCGTTAATTTCGAGGTTTTTGGTAAGAGTCGCGCCACCCGTAATGTCTATGCCTGTGGAAGTAGTTTCTATTTTTTTAGAGTTATTGTGATAAAGCTCTACTGAACCATCTGGCGTAAAAATTGCCATGTTTTCTGTGGTTCCTTTTGTTAGTCTGATACTATCGCCATTTGTTTCAAGTACCAGTCTACCAGTTCCTAAATCACTAATACGGGAATGATTACCATCGTGATAGATTTCTAAATCTTGAGAATTACCGAATTTAAGTTTTGTACTATCACCAAAAGCTAAAGTGCCTGTAAGAGTGCCGCCAGATATAGCTAAAAAATCACCAGTTGCCGATGTTGCTGCTGTACCTAAACCTAAAGTTGTTCTAGCTGCTGCTGCATCTGCATCGTCTATAAGAGTGCCACCAAATGTACTGACTGAACTCGATGGTAAAAAAGTGCCGTTAGAATCTTCTATTGTTCCACTAACCTCAAGGTTTTTATTAAGCGTCCACTTATCACCAGTTGATACATATTTTAATTCAGCGTTAGAACCTGCAATCGTAATGCCAGCTCCGTTTGCCTGGGTGTTGTTGGTTGCGTCTTTAGCGAGAGTAATATTTAGATCAGTAATTTCAACTACCGTTGAATCGATGCTAGTGGTAGTGCCGCGCACTTCAAGATCAGAGGTGATTATAAGTGAACCAGAGATTGTCCCACCCGCTGCTGGAAGTGCTGCATCTGCCGTTGTTTTTAGATTGGTAAAGTTTGCATCTAGCTCTGTATTAGTAAGTGGGCTACCCTTTCCCGATCTCGTTACGATTGTTGTCGTCATATTTAACTAGCCTGTAATGTAATTACCCATGTGATGTTTAAAATATCTTGCGCTCCCTTATTTACAACTGAAAAAACTGTACGACAAAGCATTGTCCCACCCGATGAGGCATTAAATAGACCCGCCTCTGTAACAGCTCCAGTTGCGTCTCCTGCCTCAAAACTTGCAACATAGGTAATGGTATTACTTGATGCAGAAGTGCTGTCTAACGCCTCCCTAGAGCCTAGAATCGATACTAAATCAGTCTGGTTTGCCGCTGCCGCTGTCGTACCAGACCCTAATGCCATATGTGACATAACATTTGATGACGTATCAGCCATTCTTGAGCAAATAAAAGTTAATCCAGTAGAAACGACTAAATTTTTTATTTCTCTAGTTTCTTTGATATGTCCTTTTTGGTCTATCAATTCAATTTTTACATTACCCGAAAGTTTCAATTTATCTTTTATCATTTAAAAAATCCTCTTTGCACCCACATAGTCATCATCAAAATAGTTCATATTATCGCAATAACCCTGGGCTAGTAATACACCTGAATCAGTTGCAGTTGATATATTATTAAATAAACGACCACGATTGATAAATATTTGATCCGTAAAACTTGCGGCATCACTCAATGGTCGTGTCAATATCTTTGATATTTGCTCACTTACAAAAAAACTATCATCTAAAAATTTAGAAACATTAAATATTAATTGATCTGCAAAATTACCAATATCATTAATTGCTTTTGTTACTATTGTTCGGAGCTGATCAGTAAAACTTGCTAAGTCGCTTGCGCTTTTAGTGAAATTTCTTGTTTCGGAATCACTGACACTAGCTGAATCACTTACAATTTTTGTTAGTTGTTTTGTAATATTTTCAGTTGCACTAAATAAATCATTGAGAGATTTATTCAATGTCAACCTAATTTGCTCTGATACGTTTCCAATATCATCCAAAAATTTAAACAATATTGGAAATTTACCAATCTCTACTTTTGCAATCGCCCTTGCAAAACTCACCTCTGCAACTGCTTTAGCAAAATTTATTTTTGATACGCTTTTTCTAAAAGCAATTACGCTTTTTGCTTTACTAAAATTAATTACACTTATTGATTTTTGAAATGCAATTTTTGCTAGTGATTCTTCAACAACTATTTTTGCAACTGCTTTTTTAAATGCAATATCCGCTAACGATTTTTTATAGGCAATATTGGCAGTTGCTTTTTTAAAATTGATTGAGGCTTTTTTAGTTTGATTTTGTAATTTTACTACCGCCTTTTTAAACGATATTTTTGCATCCATTAATTAAAATCTGACCTGACAACAAAGTTGAGTATTTCAAAGATGGTTTCTTTTTTACCATCACTGTGCGTAATCTCGATCTCTCCTTCGTAGTTTCCCGCTGCCCTGTTTTCTAAATCCGTTGTATTAAAACTAAAAACCGCAATACCATTAGCGAGATCAGCGGTGTTGGCTGCTGTAAGGGTAAATAAAACGGTTGTAGTGCCTTTCTTGCGAAAATAAAGCCTAACCGTTGCCCCAGACATATTGACAACCGAACCATCGTCAAATCGAGTTATCGTGGCTTTAATTTGGGGTGCTGTATCACCACTGACTAATTCATATATATCACTCATTATCAATAAATCCTATTTTTGCCCATTTATCGTCTGTTATTTGTTTTGATAAAAAAAATTCTTTAATGCTTGAATCCTTTAAATTATTTTTTACTTCAATTACTTTTTGATTTGCAATAAATAATGACTCTACCGATTCAACAATCGTGTCCTCGTCATTCTTTGTGTAACCAATTTTTATCAAGAAATATTCTCCATTGTTCCGCGCATATGTGATATTTGATAAGTCACATTAGTCTGTGGATTATTTACCCTTGATCTTATCCTGTAATCTGTCGCGGTGTCTGTTTGACCATAACTTAAACTAAAAGGAATTAAAATGTCATCAACTCCGTTATTACTCCCTGACACAGTTTGATTTGAGACATATTCAGAATCAGCATCAATCGGGGTTCTAATCTTAACTTCCGAGTAAAAACCTTGTTGTGGATCAAAAAATGTACCACTCGATAAAAATTGTGAATCACTGAAAAATAAAGTGTCGTTTGTAGAAAAAATATCAGCAAAAGCATTAACTAAAAGATATGTTTTATTTGCTGTTTGATCATAAAAAAGTGATCGTATTAATGCAGGTTCATTACTTGCGCTTGCATTGTTTGTCGATGCTACTCCACCAGAAATATCTAATTTGTCTAACTGATTACCACTAACAGAAATTAATTGATTGAATGGTACATTATCAGTTTCTACTGTCACTGTTCCAATATTAACTGGATTTGCTCCTTTAGATTTTTTTTGTATGTTTAAAAAAATACTAGAATTGTCGACTGGCGATTGATTTGCGTTTTGTATCCTAAAAGAAAAATTTAAATCTAATCTTTGTCTTTTCTGTATCGACAAAGTTGGAGCTGGTAAAGTAAACGTGCCATACGTTACATCTGAGGCAGTTAAAAAAGCACCACCACCATCACTTGAACTGAAAAATGCTATTGCTATGGGATATACTTCGGTCACATCACCAGTTAATTTCTGCACTGATAAACTTGTAATCTCATCGCTTGCGATTCTAGCCGCAGAACTAGCTAAATTATTTTGAGTTGTAAACGCAGAAACATTACCAGAAAAATCAACTGATCTTACTTTATAATTAAAATTTGTACCAAACGCTAAATTTGTATCAATAAAAAGTGTACCAGATGATTCTCCGACCTTTGAATACGTTCCCCCAATTAATCCACTAGCTCTGTGAATCTCTACGTGGCTAAAATCTGCATCCGTTGGATTTGTCCAAGTGACATTTATAGATTTAAAATTATTGGTGACTGCTAAATTTGTTGGTGCAGCGGGCGCAGTTGTATCTGCCACTGTCGTGTGTTGAGTCGTTGCAAATGCACTTGATACATTTAATTCGTTTACTGCTTTAATGCGTATGTCGTAAGTTGTTGAATTTCTTACATTATTTATTATAAAAGGTGATGTGACTGTTTGTTGAGAAAAATAATTTGAATCACTTGCAACTTTATATTCCACAACATAATGATCGATAAAAGCACTTGCTGAACTTGAAAAATTCACAATTACATTTTCTGAAAACGTACCATCTGCATTTAAAAAAGTGTCGTTTGTTATGCTTGTAATTGTTGGAGCTGCTACTGTTTGACCGTCATTAATTAAAACAGTGCTTGCACCTAAAAATGCAATCTCACTTTGATTCCATGTGTAAATGTTTGAGTTTGTTTCTCTAGCCTCTACATTGACAACTAATTGATTTTCCGATCCAAATGATATGTTGTAGCCTAACACCTCAAAAATAAGTGTAGAGTTTCCAAATAATCGCGTATTGGTGATATTAATATTATCACCGACTTTAAACTTTAAAGCGGATAAATTGAACGGTATTGATATAACTCTTTGTTGCCTTGATCTTTGAAGTGCAATTCTGGCTAATCTTTGTGCTCTGACGTTGTTTGTTACAAAAGGTAAGGGCAAATCAAGTAAAATTTGCTCATTGTCCTGTGTTGCGTAAGTATTGTTACCACTTCCATCTAAAACTCGTTGCGATGGATAATCTGCTGGCGTGTAGTTTTCCTCTTCACTTATAAAAGCACCTTTGACGACATTATATTGACTACGCCTGGACTGTTTTGTTGCGATAGTAATCTCACCCGCAACATCGCTCTCTGATAGGGTGACAGTTGGTGCTACATAATTTCCTGCAAAAAGTTGAAATTTACCGCCAGTAAAAATCAATCTGCCTGACATACTCCCAAGCAATAACTCAATGTTATCTTTTATTGGAGTTGCGGTGTCAATCACACCATTTATTGTGTAGCGTTTTTGAGTACCACTTCCAGATAAATTGACATCCTCATCACAAACACCATG